CCAGATCCACCCCCGATCACCATTAACGTTTTCGTTAGCATGGAGGACTTGGAGGTGGCTTGCCCTGTAAACAATCCTATGGGCGAAAAAGCTTATATCCTCCCATCTCGTTCGGGTGATGCATTTGACGAAGCAGAGGAAGTTAAGGACGACGCGTCGTTATCCCTCAAATTTGAGGGCGACACCGTCACAGGCAAGTTCGATCATGATATGGGTATGAGAACCGAAATGCTCCCTGATAAAACCGTGGATCAGGTTTTTCAAATCGGATTCGGTGAGCGCATTAAATCCTTCAGGACGCTACTCAAGCGTCCACAGACTCTGTTTTACCTAAACGGGGACAATAGCACTGGTGAGAATTATTTTTACTTCAACGCAATTCCCCGAAATTACAGGTATTATCCCGTTTCGTCTGTACCATTTTGGATGACTGCGACCCCATCATCGTACCCCAACCTATTCGATTACCTTCGTGGCGCATTTATTGGGATGAGGGGCGGATTTAGATACTCTATTATACCGTACAACAACACTGATTCTATTAGATCTATGTCTGCTAATCGGTTCCAGGGTCCTGACTCCGACCCCTCTACCTATGCTCCTACGAGTTTCGGATCATGTCCCATAAATTATGCAGGAGCGCATTTTGCTCTGATGTCATCCAACCCCGCATTGAGCTTTGAGAGCCCTTATTACGACACCTCACGATTTTTATCGGCGCAGGGATCAAACCTCAAAGGCGAGGCTTTGTTTCCCCACCCAGAAATAGTAGAGAGGGTGAGGCTTGGTGTATACTCGATAGGCACCGATGCGTGGAAGTTGAATGTAACAGCCGTTCCGGCTGATGATTTCACTTTCATTGGGCGAGTTGGGGCTCCTCCTGTAATCCACATGTGGGACACTTAATGTTATAATTTACTACCCCCTACAATTAACTAAACTATAGGGAACCGTTCCCTGAAGACGGCAATTTCAACTCCACTGGAGGATAAACGAAAGAAAACATTATAACACTCCACTGGAGAATAAACAAAATAAAAACCCTGATTGGGACGAAATCAGGGGCTGCTTTAGTAGTAATTAGTCCCGCGCGAGTCAGGTCGCGCGTAAGCTGTGAACAGCGCCCAAATCCCAGGGCTTAAAATACTGGTGGTCTTAGCATGGACTAGAAAACATTGCAC